GGACATCGGCGAATACCTGGTGGACGCCACCAAGCGCCGCTTCGCCGAGGGCCGCGCCCCGGACGGCACCCCCTGGGCGCCCAACCGCCCCGCCACCCTGGCCCGCAAGAAGGGCAACCGGCCGCTGATCGGCGAGAGCAAGCGTCTCTCAAGCGAGATCTTCCCGCGCGCCGGGCGGAATCGCGTCGAAGTGGGCTCGGTCCTGGAGTATGCCGCCGTGCAGCAGTTCGGCGCCAAGAAGGGCGCCTTCGGCCGGACCCGCCGCGGTGCCCCCATCCCCTGGGGCGACATCCCGCCCCGGCCCTTCCTCGGGCTATCCGACGCGGACCGGCGCAGCATCCTCGACCTCATCGCCGAGCACCTGGACGAAGGCTGAACGCGCGGCGCTCTGAGAGCGCCTCTGAGCGACGATCCGCCCGACCCGCACCCTTACCATTGCCGCGCGGAGATCGTCGCCATATCGCCGAGTGCAAAACCTTTGCAAAAGGGTTTCGGCCCGGCCCACGGCCCAGCACCCCGCCGAGCGCTCAGGATGGGTGGCCAAAAGCGCTCATACCGGCGAATCCCGGCCCGCCCCGGCGGCGGCGCATGCTACCCCGCATGCACCACAGCAGCCAGAGCTGATGCCCCAGACCATCGAGATCTTCCGTGCCGGCCGGCACCTGTCCATGTCCGGCGAGTCGATCGAATTCTCCGAGGCCGATCTGGCCGCCACCGCCGAGGCCTACGACCCCAAGCTGCACGAGGCGCCCATCGTGGTGGGGCACCCCCACCACGACGCCCCAGCCTACGGCTGGGTGGGAGCGCTCCATCACCGCGAGGGCGCCCTGGAGGCGGAGCCGGTGCAGGTGGACGCCGCCTTCGCGGAAATGGTCCGCAAGGGCCGCTTCAAGAAGGTTTCCGCCAGCTTCTATCCGCCATTCCATGCCGGCAACCCCAAACCGGGCGTGTACTACCTGCGCCACGTGGGCTTCCTGGGCGCCCAGCCGCCGGCCGTGAAGGGGCTCCGGACCGTGGAGTTCGCAGCCGATGAGGCCGGCATCGTCACCGTGGAGTTCGGCGAGCGCGAGCGCTGGGGATTCGAGGCCATCGCCCGGCTGCTGCGCCGGTTGCGCGAGCGATGGATCGAGAAGGAGGGCGTGCAGGCCGCCGACGATCTCCTCCCCGAATACCTGATCGACGATGTTGCCGCGGCGGCCCGTCCGCCTGAGTCACCAGAGGAGAAGACCATGCCCGAACCCCAGAATCCCACCCCGCAGAACGCGGCCTTCGCCGAGCGACAGGCCGCCCTCGACCGCAAGGAACAGGAGCTGCTCGCCCTCGAGCGCCGGCTGGCCGAGCAGGCCGAGCAGGCCCGGCGCGCCGAGATCGCCGAGTTCGCCGAGCGCCTGGCGGCCGAGGGCCGCATCCTGCCCCGCCAGCGCCCCGGCATCGAGGCCGTGCTGGCGGCCGTGGACGCCGAACAGCCGCTGGAATTCGGCGAGGGCGATGAGCAGTACACCGGCACCGCCGGCGCCTGGCTGCGCGAGTTCCTCGCGTCCCTGCCGCCGCGAGTGGAATTCGCCGAGCTGTCGCCGCCCGGAACCGAGACGCCGGTGCCGGGAATCACCGCCCCCTCCGGCTACAGCGTGGATCCCGAGCGTGCGGAGCTGCACCGCAAGATTCTCGCATACGCCGAGCAGCACGACGTCGATTACGCCACGGCCGCACTGGCTGTCGGCGAGTGAGAGGAGATCCCCGATGAGTCAATCCATCCCAATCCTGACACTCACCGTCACCGCCGCCTCGGCGCTCACAGCGGCCCGGTTCGTCGGACCGGACGGCAACCCTGCCCCCGCCGGCGGCAACGCCCTCGGCGTGGCCCGATCCGATGCCGCGGCGGGCGAGCAGGTCGGGGTCGACGTGCTCGGCACCGCCGTCGTGGAGTCCGCCGGGGCGCTGGCCGCGGGATCCGCGGTCGAGGTCTCCGCGGACGGGCGCGCCGCGGCGCTCAATACCGGCGTGGCGGTCGGCCGACTGGCGCCGGGCGAGAGCGCCACCGCCGCCGGCGAGATGGTCGAGATCCTGCTGCTGCCCAACTGACCTACATATAAGGAGTCCGCATCATGCCGATGACCAATTCGCAGGCCCGGGTGATCGACCCCGTCCTGTCCAACGTCGCCCAGGGCTATCGCCACCCCGAGCACGTCGGGGGCGCGCTGTTCCCCCGGGTCGACGTGCAGGTCTCCGGCGGCCAGGTGCTCGAATTCGGCACCGAGTCGTTCCGCCTCTACAACGCCCGCCGCGCGCCCGGCGCTAATACCAAGCGCGTCGAGTTCGGCTATCTGGGCAAGCCGTTCGCACTCGTCCAGGATGCCCTGGAGGGCAAGGTGCCGTTCGAGCATTTGCGCGATGCCAGCCGGGCCCCCGGCGTCAATCTCGGCACCCGCGCCACCAACGGCGTGATGCGCGCGCTGTCGCTCGCCCTGGAGCACGAGCAGGCCCAGATCGCCCGCGATCCGGCCAACTACGACGCACAGCATCAGGTCGATCTCGCGGCCGCGAAGTGGACCGACGATGCCAACAATCCAACGAAGGACATCGAGACCGGACGCACCGCCATCGCCGACTCCATCGGCCTGGAACCCAATGTGCTCCTGCTGTCGCGGGCCGCGTTCGCCGCAGTCCGCGACAACGCCGTGGTGGTCGAGCGATTCAAGTACACGTCCAGAGACAGCATCACGGCGGAGATGCTCGCCAATCTCTGGGACCTGGAGCGCGTCGTGGTCGGCAAGGCCGTCATCTTCGACGATGCAGGAAACAGCACGCCCGTCTGGGGCGCGGACGCCGTGCTCGCCTATGTTCCGGCGGCCCCATCGGGCATGGAGGAGCCGAGCTACGGCTACACCTACACCATGGAGGGCCATCCCATCGTCGAGCGGCCCTACCAAGACCGCAACGCCAAGAGCTGGATCTACCCGGTCACCTACGAGCGGGCCCCCGTGCAGACCGGCATGGCGGCCGGGTATCTGCTGCGCAACGTCGCATGATGCGAGGTCCTGAGCCATGCCTGAATATCGTGTGAATCGGACTTGCAAGATCGGTGCACGGATCGTCTTTCCGGGATCCGAGACCGTCGAGCTCAAGGCCCAGACCGCCGCGCCGCTGGTGGCATCCGGATCACTCACCCCGGCCAATGCCGACCGCCGCGGCAAGCGCCCCCCCAAGGTCGAGGGCGAGGGCGGTCGGGACGGCGGCGACTGAGCGATGGCCGCCTACATCTCCCAGCAGGATCTCATCGACTATCTCGACGAGCAGGAGGTCCTCGATCTCGCCGATCGGGATGGAGACGGCACTCCCGACTCGGCCGTCATCGACCAGGCCATCGACAAGGCCACCGGCGAGATCGACGCCGCGGTCTGCGGTCGCTACAGCGTGCCGCTCACCTATGTGGACGGATTTGTGCGCCGGATCGCACTCGATCTCGCCCGCTATTACCTCTATGACGACGAGCCCACGGACCGCGTGCGGATCGCCTACGAGACCGCCCGCGGTGATCTCGACGCCGTCGCCGAGGGGCGCCGGCTGCTCGCCGGCGCCGAGCCCGCCGCCGGCGATGCGACGCCGCAGTGGAACGCCGACGAGCGCTGGTTCACGCGCCAGACGCTGAGAGACTACGGATGACCCGCGGCCTGGACAACTTCTTGATCCTCGAGGAGCGTCTGGCCGCGCGGATCGAACAGCACGTGCCGGACCTGGTCGGCAACGTTCGCATGGTCAACAGCGCCGACGACATCGTGCAGCGGGCGGCCGCGATCACCGCCTGGATCGTCCCGGGGCAGACGCAAATGAGCGCGGACCGATCAGGGCGCGCGCTCGACTGTACCCAGCACTGGCAAGTGATCCTAGTCTCCCGCAACGTCGCGCAGCGCGCGGACAAGCGCCCCGCGCACGCCACGGCCGGTCCGTTGATCGCTCAGTTGCTGAGCGCGCTGGCCGGTTGGCACCCCGGCGCGCCGTTCGGCGCGCTACGGGCAGTTACGCCGCCAGCGCCCTACTTCGAGCCGGGGCTGCTCTTCTATCCATTGGAATTTCAGACCCGCTTCGCCTACACGGCGCAGCTACCCCTGGAGACCGCGTGATGAGCACAGAGAATACCCAACTTTTCGTCGCCGGCGATGTCTATTTGGATGTCTTCGACGCCACCTTCCAGCCACTCGGCCTGATCGGCCCCATGAACGGCGAAGCCATGGCGGTGCAGCCGCAGACCGAACGGGTCGATCAGCTATCGAAAATGCGCGACAGCTACGGCCAGGTGCGCAATTCCGTGGTGTTGCCGCAGCCGCCGGAACTGACGCTCACGCTCCGCGACGTCCCGGTCGAAGTGCTGGCGATGGCGCTCGGCGGGGAAGTGCAGCACCTGTCCGAGGGCGCACAGACAGTGACCGACGAATCCGTCACCGCCCGGCTCGGCAGGTGGGTCGACCTGCAATACCGCAACATCAACGCCTCCAGCGTGACGGTCACCGATTCCGGCGGCTCCACCACCTATGCGGAGGGCACGGATTACGAGATCAACTACCGCCTCGGCATGCTCCGCGCCCTGTCCGGCGGCGCCATCACCGACGGCCAGAGCCTGCTCGTCGACTACGCCACCTCGGCGGTGTCCGGCAAGCGCGTCCAGGCCATGACCCGCAGCCAGATCAAGGCCCGCGTGGTCGTCGACGGGCTGAATATGGCGGATGACAACCGGCCGGTGCGCGCGGAGATCTTCCGCGCCACCCTGGCGCCGGACGGGGCGTTTGATTTGCTCTCCGAAGAGCACATCACCACCAGCTTCACCGGCACAATGGAGACGCCGGTCGGGCAGACTGCCCCGTACATCCTCGACTATCTCGCGTGATGGCCGCGCGCCGCAAATCCTCCCGCCGCGCCGATTACACGGTCCGGTTCGTCCGCCCGCACCGCCACGCCGGCCGCGACTACCGCCCCGGCGACACGGCGCGCGTCAGCCGCCGGGCGCTGGAGAAGCTCCTGCGCTTCGGCGTCATCGAACCGCGGGGAGACGACTGATGCAGCCGATTCTGATCCTGCTCGCCCTGTTCCCCGCCCTGGCCTCGGCCGGGCAGTGGACCGTGCGGGCGACCTGGGACCCAGTCGCGGCCGCCGATGGCTACCGCATCCAGTGGTGGTTGGACGCGGGCCCGAAACAGATCGTCTCTGCCACCCAGCCCCCCATCGAGTGGCAGCTACCCGCCGACGCCGGCGGCAAGCGCCTCGCAGCGCGCATCCGCTCCTGCGCCGGCGGGCAGTGCGGGGCATGGAGCGACACCCGGACCATGACGGTCGTCCCGCCAGCACCGACCGGTCTGCGGCTCGAACTGATCTGGAGCACACAACCATGAGGGCCGAGACCCTACTCCTCGTCGCCGGTGCGGTCGTCGCCGCGCTCCTGATCGGTTGCCAGCCCGGCCAGATCACGCGCAGCGCCCAGACGGCCAACGCGCTGCTTGCCCTGCGAGCCGACTACGATACGGCTCGCCAGGCCCTGGCCGAGGAACTCGACCGGCTGCCCCCCGAGACCGCCGCCGAGCTGGAGTTCCTCGCCGCGCGGGCCGACCGGCTCGTCGCCGACGTCACACGCGCATGGGCCGACCAGGACCCGTTGCTGCTCTCCGAGGCTGAGGACTGGCTGGCCGAGGGCCGGGACATCTACGAGACCGGCAGGGCTCTCGTCACACCGCATCTCGACCAGCTCAGCCCCCGGGCCCGGGCGCATCTGGCGCAGCTCGACCGCGACGTGCAGCGCATCGAGGCCGTGGCGGCCGAACTTCAGCAGTCAGACT